GTTAGGGAGTTCGAATAGCAACTAAGATAAGTAAGATTCGTTAATGCAGACCAGCTACTTACGTCACCTGTTAGGGAGTTGGAATCGCAACGCAGATAAATAAGATTCGTTAATGCAGACCATCCACTTACATCACCTGTTAAGGAGTTGTCATAGCAATATATATAAGTAAGGCTTAAATAATCATCTTTAAACTTTATATCATAACTGCCAGCCCCTGCATAGGTATGTGTAACAACTACATCAGAATTATCATTACCAGCATACGAATCTTCTGTACCATCACCCCAGTCAATAGTTAATGTCTTGCCGGCAGGTAACTTAACCGTATAACTCTGCGAGAGATCAGCTGAGGCAGTGGCGAAGGTGAAGTCGGATTCACCGCCAACCATTGAGGTTAAGCCTAAACCTAATCCATTTCCTAAACGCATAATTTTATATTTTTATCCGAAATACAACTTGATTGTTCCGCTTGCAAGTTCAACACTGTCCGCCCTTACTCCCAAAGGAATGTAGCTATTTGTTCCGTCAGCGCCAAGTTCGCGACCAATCCAATGATCAGATGTTACAGTTTTTGACAACGCCATTCAAATTCGTATATTTGAAATTCGTAATGTTCGCCGCGACTTCAACACCTATTGCAACAATCTTGCTGCCCGCGTGTCTTCCGCTTGGCGTATAAAACGCCCGCTGTACCATAGCTATCACAACCTGATATTCCCGCCATTCTTTCAATTGCAGTACTCATGTTTTTATATTTTAGTTTGTATAATTTTAACTGTTTGTATTTGAATATCTTTATTATAAGGATAAACTTCAGTAATATTCGCGAACGCAACCGAAAGAACGACGTAAGGCGCAACGCTATAATCAACGCTTTCTTTGATTCGCGTCAATGCTTGTTGAATGTCGTCAGCCATGAGTAAGTAATTTTCCTTTACTTTGCTTTCTTTCCTTGTGTCTTCGTCAATTACGATCATTTCAGCACCTATTTTGAACCAATATTCGCCGGAATCATAAGCGAAGACTTCAACCAGGTTCGCTTTCTTGATTGATTGTATTTTGAAATTCTTAAAAGAAAGATCTTCCATTGTTTCAAAGGTTCGTTTTTCCGCTTCCGTCCAATTGACAGCATCAAACAAGTAAACTTCTGAAATGTCCTTTTCAAGTGTTTCTTCTAATCGCTTTATTTTTACTTACAAAAACATATTAAAATTGAATTATAGTTTTGAAATCTTATTTGAAAAGAATGAAGTTCCTTCTTCCTTTCCTGAACAGTATCGGGAAAAGGTTGTCGGTTCGCTTAAAATATAAAGGTCAATGAACTTGAATTTTATTCCGGCGTCAACTTGCGCTTGTTTCGCAAGGTCTTTGATTGTCAGCCTGTCAATTCCTTCAGAATCTTGCGTGAATTTGCTTTGCGCTCCGAACGGCGTCATGTTTATATTAATCATGTATATAAAACGCGCAAAAGTATAATCAGCAAGTAAGGCTTTTATTCCGGCGTGAACATAAGTTGCGCCGTTGTATTCGAATTCTGAACCGGACAATAGTTCAGTGAAGGATGCTTCAGCCGCGTTCTTCACAACGTCAAAATAAAAGTCGCCTAATATTTCAACAAGGTCAGATTGTTGCGACAACGCAATTGCTTCATTGATCTTTCCAGAATCAAGCTTTGAGGAAATATTTCTATAAGTCGCGAATTCTTCCGCCGTTATCAAATAATCCATTTTTGTATAATTTTAAACTTCTTCTTCCTCCGCCGCTTCTTTTGGCTCAGCGTAAGGATTAATTATTGTTAGGCCGCTTGCAATCGGTTCTTTGAATCCTTTCATTAATGTTGCAAAAACTTCTTCAAGCTGATCGCGATCTTCTTCGCGGCTTTCCCAAAGCTGAATTTTTGCTTCCTTCAGCAATTCGCCGGATTGTCCGAACATTGAATTGTCCGTTTGACTGACAAGAATTAAAGGAACCGTGAAAGCCTTGCAAATGTTCTTTTCAGCTTGCGCGTCAGAATATACAAACAGCTTGTCATTGTATTCTCCTGACAAATCATTCAAGTTAATTTGCTTTGTGAGATCGTCAGACACTTGCGAAGCCTCCAGAAGAACAACTTCGCTTGAATTGTCCGCGCCGCGTACTTCATTAAGTTCTTTTTTGAAATCTTTTCTTTCGTTGTCGTCTTTGAACGGCTGAACAACTAAAAGTTTTGTATTCAAAAAGCCTTTTTGCGCGCCTTTGCTTCTGAATGTTTGTGAATTCGCTTCAAGCAAAGCTTCAGACAACGCCGGATTCAAGTCAGTAATTGAATAAACGAAAGCGGAATCCTTCTTGACGTGTAAAATTTGGCCGTTATAGTCTTGAATTGTTCCGGCCTTTTCAATTTGCTTCTGAATTACTTCCTTGTTTGCGTTGTATCGGTCATAAACTTCAAATTCGGAATTCATTATTCTCCGGCTTTTCTGTTTATTCCAGTTATCATAAATAATGAACTTTCCTGAATATCCTTTGTCATCAGCTTTTCCAAGTCTTACATCCGTGACCGGAACAACAACAATTGAATTCATTTCAAATTGCAAATTGTAACCGATCTGTAAATAGCAATTATTGTGTTTTGCATATTCGCCTGCGGCAATCCGCAACACTTCGTTTAGACTTTGTCCTTTACTGTTGATAATCACTTTTCCAACGTCGCCGAATGACTTTCCATAAATAGCCTTTGCAACCCTGGCAGAACAAGTTTTTGAAGTAACTGACATATTGATCAACGCTTCAACCATTGAAGGAAAAGCATTGTCAGAACCAAAGTTGAAGACTTCCGTCCGCTTGTCAACTTTGACGTCAAGAATTGAATTTGATACTTGATTATAAAAAAGCTTCATTGTTCTATTATTGAAATAAAAAAACTCTGCATTACTTGTAAGAAGCAAAGCAAAGTTTTTCAAAATAGTTTTCTTTCTTTCTTTGCTACTATGTAATAACTTTTTGAACAAAATCTTTGATTGACGTCGCTTTAATGTTCGGATATTTAGCACGTAAATCTTTCAACGACATTTTCAAAAGGTCTTCTTTCTTTGGCTTCAAGGCTTCTTCCGCGTCTTTTTCAGCTTGCTTCATTTCCTTTTCAGCTTCAGTTTCTTCAGCCGGAACTTCGTCGTTCAAATCCATTGCCGCCGCAACTTCAGCTTCAGCCGCAAGGCGTTTTTCTTTTTCAGCTTCCGTTTCGCTGTCAAGTCCGTCAAGAATAAGCGTTTCCCAATTTGAAGGATAATCTGAAAACAGTCTTATTCTTTCAGGGTTTGTATTAAGAAATTCGATTGCCTTTCGTCTGTCATGTTACTGTTTGAAAGCGTTGTCCTGTCGCCTTTCTTGTTTTTATATTTGCGTCCGCGTGTCGCTTGAATTTGAATTGTGTCATTTTATACAAATTTTTTAAGGTTAAAATCATATAGTTCAAGTCTGACGGACAAGTTCGGCAAACTTTGCGGCCTGTTTTTTCAAGATAGTCTTTTGCAAGAAGGCCAATGTTTGATTGAATTTCCTTTTTGCTTCCTTCCAGTATTTCAGGAATTGACTTTGTTGAATTGTTGAATTGAAAGGCCATTGATTAAGAATAAAAGGAGGAACAATCATTGGATCATTCCGCCCTAATTTTATACAACCGGCTCGAACAACGTCGCAAAAGTTGCGGCCGAAGTTGCATAATCAGTTTCAAGAAAAATGTTGTAAGGATATTCTTCCGTGTCGCCGTCCTCAGTACCTAAAGTGAACAGAATAGAACCGGATTTTTCAAGCGTGTTTTCTGTCATTTCTGTCAGCTTCAATCCGGCGTTCCACCCGCGTACCTTGAAAGCTTCAACAGAAAGCGCGCCTTTATATTTACTTTCGTAAACAATAATAAAGCGTCCGGCCTTCAATTCGTTTGCGCGATTTGCGTGGTCAGCGGAGGTCGTTGGCATTCTTGCTAAAAAGTTGTGAAGAAATCCGTCAATATCTTCAGTATTTGGGGCAAATGCCGAATTTGCGCTTGCAAGGTCTTTGTACCATGAAAGCGAATACCCTGTTGTTCCGGTCTTCAAAATAAGGTCTGAAATTATTGAATCTGTTACTGTCGATCCTGCAAAATCAATGTCATCCCAATTTATCAAGACAGCTTTTCCGCCGTCAATTCCTTTTTTTGGTGCGTCGGCGCAATTGTATAATATATCCGAAGTCAATTTTAAATTACAAGCCATAATTTTAATTTTTTTAAAGTTTATTAAAAAGGGAGCCTGAAAAATTTCAAGCTTCCTTTTTCAATCAATCAATAATTCAACATATAAAAAACCTAATCCCTAATAAATAAACCTGAAAGCCAATCAACTTTTAATATTGCTATTTTTAGGACGTTAAAGTGAATTCAACAATTTCGTCAATATTTACAGGAACAACGCCGGATTTCGCCTTTGTTCTAAAATAGAGTAAGTCGTCATCTTCAGAAAACCAAATATTGAATATTTCTTCTTCCGCTTCAACGTCCATCCCAACAACAAAAGCGCTGCCGCGACCCGCAAACATTCTGTCAGTACCGTTCAGTCCGCGAACTTTCCGCAATACAATATTAGAACCGCCTATCATATAAGTTTGACCGTCATTTTCAGGACTGAAATGATAATTGTTAGCTGTCTTCAAAGCTTGTATGTATAAGGAAAAAGTGTCATTTCCAACAAGAACAGCAAAATCATCAGCTTCTTTGACATCAACGTCAGACGCATTAATCATCGCGTCAACTAAACCGACTACATTCGCGGCCGTGATAGCTGTCGCGGAAGTTGTGTTTCCGTCAACGGCGTTTCCGTCCGCGTCAATCTGCTTCAAAAATCCGTCAAATAAGGTATATGTTCCGGCCGTGTCGCCTTGCCAGTAAGTCAATTCAAGTGTTTTTTGAATTGAAGCAACTTTCACGTCAACAACTTTTTCTTGCCATTGTGGCGGCGCATCTGAATTACTTGAACCCGGCGCAAGTACTGTGTTCGGAAACTTGTTCTGAAGGTCGTCTTCACAAAATCCCTCGAAATATTCCCATTGTTCAACTTCAATAAAATATTCAGTTATATCCGTGTCGCCTGAAGCTGTCTTGCAAGTTCCTTTCTGAATTGTTGCGTCGCCGTCAATTTTCGGAATTGAAGTTTTTCCTTTCACGCCTGTCATGAAGCGTGCGAATTTTCCTGTATCTCCGCCAGAAAAAAGCGTTGAGGTCAGAAAATCATTTTCCCTTCCTACATAATCCGTAAATGCTGAAACATCGTAAGCCATTTTTTTAATATTTAATTTTTAATTACTCTTTTTTCTTGCGTATAAAACAGAAGCTTGACCTGACAAGTTTACTGTCTTTCGTTCGTTTTCCCTTTGTTCCGCGTTAAAATTCTTTTGAACCGATTTGTTTCTTCAAAGCAACAATTTCAGTTTCTTTTTCTGAAAGCTTTGTGTTAAATTCGGCTTGAATTTCAGTCCGTATCTTTTCAGACACTTTCGTTGTGACCTTTTCAAGTAGTTCTTCAAAAGTTTGCTTCAGCATCAACATCAATTTCTTTTCTTCAGCCATTTCTTCTTCCTTTGGAATGATTTCAGAAATTTTACCGTCAACAAAAACAACAGTTGCGTCTTCAAGTGAAGGCATGATATATGAACCGTCAGCAATTGCCGCGCCGTCCATTGTCGCCGCGTCACCAACTTTCGGAGCTTCGCCGCTTTCAATGTCTGGAAATACAACTTCGCTTCCGTTTGAATCCTGAAGCGTCAATTCCGCGTTTACTTCAACGCTTTCTTCTTCGTTTAGATAAGCCTGAATTTCAGACACTAACTTTTTGAAGAATCCTTTTTCTTTTTTATCCTTTGTCTATTTTTTGATTTTTTGATTTTTCAATATTATATTCGGCAACAGCTTCAGCCGTCACTTTTATTTCCGTTGCAAAACCCAATTCAACCGCGTCGTTTCCTGAAATGAATGTTTCATTGTCAAGTAATTTCCGAATTGTTTTTTCGTCAACATCTAAAAATTCAGAATAGAAAAATGCAAAGGTGTTTTCTAATTCACGCAAAGCAATTGCAACAACTTCAAGTTTGTCGGCGTTGCCTTGAACGTCTGCCCATGCGAAGTGAATCATTAACGCTTTGTCTAGGTTTTCAATTATTCTTTCCTGACCGACAGAAAATACCTTTGCGGCGATCGAATACGCTTTGTCTGTATATGTATTGACTGTGACTTCGTTCTTCAGGCTGTTCAGATAATTATAAATATTGTCGCCTTCTTCGACGCTTCCGCCTTCGGAATGAATGTTGACTTGAATCGCTTCAGGACTTTCAAAGGATTTATATTGACGTATGACATCAACAAGCGTTGTGTCTTGGCCAATTTTCCCCGATATGTATATAATCGCGTTCATTAATCGCAAATATATAACTTATAAATTGCATAATTCAAATATTTTGTTCCGGCGAAATTAACAATGTTTGTTTTATTCATTTGAATTGTTTTACTTTGTATTACTATGTTTTACAGTCTTGTTTTTATAAGCCTGTTTTTCAATACTTTGACTTTTATATATATTTATTCATGCTTCGTTGATTAAATTATATATATTTTTCAAACAGTTTAATTATAAACTTTAGTAATTTTTAGCAATGGAAAAGGAAGCTTCACACGAATTCGTAATAATTAGAAAGTCTTACACTTTTGCGACTTGTCCGGCTTGCGACGGTCACGGCGTCAAGACAAGAACCTTCCGTAAAATGACTTTCGTCGTAGATTGTCCTGACTGCAACGGCGAAGGATTCAAACGCATTCCAAAGACTGAAGAATTCCCTCTGTTGGAAGCCTTGAAAGAAATCAATCAAATCAATTCAACTTTATAATCAATCTATTCAACTATGCCAAAAGATAAACTTATCAGCTTTAAAATTGAAGAAGACGTTAAACAAACCTTTGAAGAAGTATGTCAAACAAATCATTCGACGGCTTCACATGAACTTCGAATTTTAGTTCATGGCTATATTAAAAGACATGAAGGCGCAAAGGTTCTTCTATCCGGCCTAAAATCTAAACGCTAATTTTATGAAAATCAAATCAACTAAAGTTTGCCGGCGGAAAGGTTGCTACAATGAATTCAAGCTTTATAGATCAACGGACAAGTTTTGTTCCGCCGCTTGCGCTTACGCTGACCAACAAGCGAAGCCGAAGAAGGAAGTCAAAGCCGTCAAGCCTATCAAGAAAGCTTCAGATAAAAGAAAGCGTGAAATCCTATCTTTATACACAGAAAAAAGAACATCTTCCTTGCGCTTCCTGAAAACAAATTTTGTCCGGTTGCGAAGGCTGTCTTCGAAGGAAAGATCAAACCCGAAAGAATTTGAAGATTCTGAACTTGCTATTCAACAAGAAGGCTATTTTTTAGCAACTGAAT